AATGTTGTGTCTGTATAATGAGGCAAATATGTAGGAAAAATAATCAATTGACCTGGGATATTTTCTATAGACCAGGCATATCTTTCACAAAGTGAAAGATAGTGAGTAGATGTAGATTCTGCCTGAATAGTTAAATGACCACTTAAGAAGCTTTTTTCAGCGTCCCACAATCCACGATGTTGATGCTTGCTTATTTTTTCATTTTTTCTTAAAACATTAAACCAACAAATAACCCACAAATCATTAGTAGGGATCTGCTTTCCTTTTTCATTAAATTTATTAATACACATTTTAATATTTTTTATTATGTGTTTTTGTAAACCTTCTAGCGCAGGAGACTTTAATCTTAAAAAATTATAGAACTGATATCTTGAGGTTAAACTATTAGCTAAACCTGTGCCTCCATCTCCTGTTGGAGGATATTTATTGATTATCTCTTTTTCTTTTTTTAATAAAAAAGATATAGATTTTTTCTTATTAAACTTTAATGTGTCACTTTTCCAAAACCAATAGGGAACCTCTAATCCTAAAGAAGACTTAATTTTATTTTGTGTGGAGTGTAAATTAACCCAGTTTAAACCTAAACCTGCTTTTCTTTCTTTGACTTTTGTCATTTAACGTTTAAACCAAGGTGGAAGACCTAAATGTGGACGCTTGTCAAACATATTATCCTTTGCTCCTGGAGTCTTACAATTGTTATAATGCAGAAAAACTTGTACGCATTCTTTACCTTTAAATTTTTCTCTCCAATGTTCTAGCTCACAGCCAGAATAAACCAACATATCTCCTGGTTTTAAATCTACTTTAATACCTTTTGCTTTACTGGCTGCTTTAATATTCTTACCATCTGGTGCACCTACATTTTCATTTGGGCTTAAATATATTGGCCAGTCATCACCACCAAGATTCATAGTCGTAGATATCTCACAACTAAATCTATCTTTGTGTCTTTTTAATTCATCACCTTTTTTATAGATTCTTGCATAGGTATAAGCTGGATACAATTTAAGTCCTGTCACTTCTTCCATTTTAGGTTGGCATTTTAACATTAAAGTTTCCATAGCAATATTAGAATACTGACTATATGTATTTGGTATTTGTTTATCATCATAGGTTCCGATAATAGTTTCAAAGGGTGAAATGTAACGAGCGTTCTTACAAGTATCATATACTTGTCTTTGCATTAAAAAATAATTAGCCACAAAAGCTGCTAGGTCTTTTGATATTGCTTGACGAATAACTGTATATTTATTTTTCTTAAAGCTCATAAAAATCAAATGATAATATTCTTTTTTTAAAATTAATTTTATTTGGTTCTGTAAAATGCCATAAATACTGTGGAACAATCATAATGTCACCCTCAGTAACATCTGGTTTATATAACACGGTCCTATCTTTTTCATTATTCCAAGGTTGAATATAAGTTGTTTTTGGTGAGCCAGTTTTCATATCTAAATATAAAATTCCACAATAACCTTGTGAACTATGATTATGAGGAATGTGATAGTGTCCTTTGTGATACACAACTGACCAAGTTCTTTGTAACTTTATTTTAGAATTATGTTTTGTAGAAATTAAATTAAATTCATCTTTGAATATTTTTAAAAATTCTGTGTTAATATTACATTTATCTCTATTACTATAAAAATTACTTTGTAGCATTTCAGGGTATTTACTTAAAACTTTTTCTAATTTTTTCTTTTTATTTTTAAAATTTACACATTTAATTTTAAAAAAATCTATTTTAAATTTAGGTTCTATCTCGTAATTTATACTAAACATCTTTAGCCATTTCTTTTGGTATAGCTTGGATATTCCAATGTATAAATCTAAACGGTTCAATACCAAAATCTATTGAGAATTCATGTTCTAAATAACCTGGAAATATAATTAATGTTCCAGGTTGAGGTCTAAAGTGAATTAGTTCATTACCATTAAGAATTTCTTTTACATTAGTTTTCATTTTTAATTTTGTAGCTCTTGCACCAGTTCTAGGTTCGTGAAATATAGGAAAAGAAGTTTTTTCGTTTGCTTTTAAAAAATAAAAACCTGATACGTGTTGGTTCCAATGTATATGCGCACTATGATAACCACCACCTTTTTTAGCAAACTCTTGTACCCACATTTCACTAAATAGTGTTGTGTATTGCTGCATATCAAAACCTTGATGATCTAAATAGTCCCAAGACTTTTGACCAATATAATCTCTAAAGTCTCTAAAATTATTGTCAGCCATAATAGTTGTTGAATGATAAGTTCTTCCAAAGTCACCAAACTTTTTTCTATGCGCTTTAGCTTCTGGAGTATTTCTAGCAGCTTTAATATATTTATCAGATGCTTTATTCAAAGATTTTATAAACTCTGGTTTTTGCTCTGACCAAATAGTTGTGTTAAAGTAATTACTTATATTCATTTTTATTTTTCATAATAATTTAAATTAATAATATATCTAATAGGAGATTTAATAGAAGTAATAGCCCTGTGTAAAATGTTATTATCAAGTATTAAAATTTTATTTTGTACAGCTTTAATAAATTTTATTTTATTATTAATTTTTATTTCTGTTCCTCCATCACAAGTATTTAAATAAAGTATAGCTGTCTTACTTTTTGTATTATCATAATCAGTATGAAAATCACTTTTTTCAAATAATTTACTTATAAACATATTACATCTAATTTGTATGGGCGCTATGCAATTTAATTTTTCTAAAACAGGTTTAATACTATTTGTAAAAAGGTGTGAAGTTGGTCCCATATTATTATAAAAACAATGGGTAAAGTAAACCCCATTGTTAGAATTAAAATCTAGTTCTTTTCTTTTATACCAAGGAAACTCTGGATCAAAAACAATTGATTGTATTGTAGACAACTGTTCTTTGTTTAAAAAATTATTTATTGTTTTACAACTCATCTAAATGGTTTTCCTAAATGCCAAACAACAAGACTGTATCTTGTGCCTGATGTTACAGGCTTAACTCTATGCCAAACAAAAGAAGGAAATACAATAATAGATCCTTTAGGAAGTATCTCTTTTGCTTGTTTTAAATGTTTAGCCTCATCTCTCATATGTGGATCGTAGTTTCTATAGTCAAATTCTAGTTCACCACCTTTGTATTCTGAACCATCTGTTAATTGACAAGTCATAGATAGTTTTCGAATTCTGCCGTGTTCTGGATTGTTAGGATTTTTTCTATCATATGTTTTATGCCAACTATCACAGTGCCAATCATAGTATTGATTGTGTTTGTATTTTGTAAACTGACAAGGTTCCGATCTTTCCCAATCAAAATTCCAACCTGCATTTTTATTAGCTATATCCACATATGGATGTATTTCTCTATATATCCAACGATCATTAAGCCAAACTAAATCAGAGTTTCTTTTTCTTTTTAAATCTTTAATTTCTTGTTTGTTTAATTTTTTATCACCATAGCCACCTGTTCTAGCCATTACTTCTTTTTTTGAATTTGCATAAGCTATTACATCATCACAAAATTTAGGTGTGAGTGCTGCAGGAAAATGCCAATAATAAGTAGATAAATTCATATTAATTAAATAAAATTATACGTATTCATACGTTGTAGTTTGTACAAAATTTAGACTATCCTTTTGATTATTGGTTAGGTAATACATATTAGTTGATGGAAACATTATAAATTTATTATTTGTAAGTGGCATATCCCAAGATTTACCTTTACGTCTATTGTCTTCGTAATGTATTCTAACCATACATTCTTCTACTTTTACACCATATAACAAAGTGTAATCAGGTGCGTTACGTAAATCTACTGGATCTATATTTAATAAAGGAATTGTTGTCTCATTGGGTTTATATATATTTCCCCAAGCTGATTTGTTAAGTAAAGTGATACCGTGTTTAAGATTAATGAATTCTTTTATATAAGTATTTAACTTATCAAAAGTTCTTGAAAATTGTAATTCTTCATTAGTTAAATTAGATTGTAAAATATGATGAGCTAGTTCATTTTGATCTATCTCCCAATGTTTAGGCATTGAAACATCTCCAAAATAAATTGACTGCTCTGTTAATACTTTCTTATGCATATATGTTATTATATCATTATATTATTATATTATATTAATGAATATTACAACTATGTTTAAAAAAATTTATTCGGATTAATTAGACTTTAAGATCTTCTAAGTCCCAAGATTGTCCTGATTCGTTCCATTTATACACCCACATATGTGTCGCTGCTTCATTCTGAGACTGTTGGTCTGCTGTCAATTCAGGTTTATTTCCTATTGGAGATTTCCAACTTGCCTCTGCTACATTTAAAACCCAACTTGGAAAAGGTTTTGGACCAATAAAAATATCATTATCTTGATCATACGTCATACCTATACCTGCGTAATTACCTCTTAAAGGTGTTCCGCCTTTTTTGTGTTGCCCACTAGATGTATTGTATGAAGTTTGAATCCATAAATTTGCAGGCCAGTTATTATGTTTTTCTAAATATGCTTGTCCAACAGATTCAGTTTCAACTCCCTCATCATTTAAAAGATCTTTATTATCTACAGTAAGAACTGTTAATACTTCGTTTTCTTCTGAAATTTTTGCAAAATGTGCCATATTATTGATATTTGTACCTTATTATTACTATACCTGATCCACCACTTCCATATCCTGCTGCACCACCACCAGTATTAGCTGTACCACTTCTAGCAGGATCTGGACCAGGCCCTGCAGTTCCAGCGCCGCCTATTCCTGCTGCGCCCCAGTTACTACCAGAATAAAGTCCACCGCCAGCACCACCAGAATAATATTGTGAAGGTCCCGGACCGGGTTGACCTGATGCTGGGCTAATTAAAGTTCCTGCTCCTGCACCACCTGCACCAGCGGCAGAACTTGTACCAGGACCACCAGCTGCTGTGGCACCTCCGCCACCTCCTGCACCTAAATGAGGAAATTGTCCTCCTCCAGATCCAGGTCCACCATCGTTTCCTTGAGCGGGAGTTGTTGGAGGAGTGTTACCTGATCCTTGTGATCTTTCTGAACCACCTGCTTCACCACCACCTGAACCACCATCGGAACCATCACCGTGTGGAGTTGGTATTGTTGCACAACCACCTAAACCACCACCTGCACTTGTTATTGTTGAAAAAACTGAATTAGCACCACTTGTTTGGCATGGTTGATCACAATTAGGTGCACCAGTTCCACCAGCGCCTACTGTAATTGGATAACCTTGTGCTGAAACTGTAATTCTATTTGGTGAATTTGGATATCCATCTAATGGACTAGCCGTGTAAGGGTCGTTACTTGGAGATTTTACTTCTCTAAAACCACCTCCACCTCCGCCACCTGCAAGGTTAGTACCAGCTCCACCACCGCCTGCAACAACAAGATAAGAAACTAAATTATGAGCTGCACATTTTGCTGCTGTACAAACTGTAAAAGTACCTGGGCCTGTAAATGTATGAATTCTATCATTACCAGATGTTGTAATTGTTCCACCAGTAGCACAAATATATGGATTTGCTGCTCCTCCAGCACCAAATCCTAAGACTTGATAACCAAAAGATTTTGTTCGTAACTGATTTTTTTTACTTAAATTTTTACTTGAAGTAAGTAAATTATCTATATCCTTCATATCTATATTCCTTATGCGTCGTTAGCTGCATCAGTAGTATAGAATACTTTTACTCCTAGAACTCTTGATTCACCAGTAAAAGTATCACTCCCATCTGCTGCATCTCTATATAATTGAAAGTAAGTTTGCTCACCTGCTGCAGGAGAACCCGCAACTGTCATTGCACTACTTTCAGATGTAATTTGTTGGTCTTCTACTGTTCCAATTCCGGCATCTGTAACTTCTATTGCTGTTCCGTATGCAACATCAATAGTATCACTGTCTGCGCATGCAACTGCCTGTAATCCAAAAATACAGTTTCCTGTATTAGTAGTAGAAGGAGCCCAATAAACTTGATAAGTTAATGTTCCTTCATTCCATGATTTTGGCATGGCTATGGTAAATTGTGTATATTGTTTTGTACTAGCATCAAAATCAAATACTTTCATATCAGGTCTTGTTGCTGTAGTTTCTACTTGTTCTGCATCAGCTCCGTTAGTAGTCGCAGCATACATTGCTGCAGCTGGAATCCATATAGTTTCTTTACCTGCAATTTTGACTGCCGCTACGGTTCCACCTGAATCCTCTGCTTGAATTACTCCACTTCCTTTTGTTTTTAATGCAATACCTATGTTTGTATCACCACCTGAAGCGTCAATTGATGGATTGTTTCCTGTGGCAGCATTTACAAAAGTAATTTCATTAACTGCTGAACTTGTAGCTGTAATTTTAGCTACTTCGTTACTATTCGTATCTAAAATGGAAGTTCCTATTATAGGAGATGTTAATGTTTTGTTTGTTAAAGTTTGTGTTCCAGCAGTAGTTACATTACCAGCTGGTAAAGTGTGAATGTCTGGGTTAGTTCCATCATTTGCAGTTGCAAATACAGTAGCATCGCCTTTGTCTGTTGTTGCAAAAGTAAACGAATCACCAGATCCTGATGCGTATTTAAATTGAACTGTGTACGCGCCTGATGTTGAATTTCTTAAATAATAAAAAGTTTGTACATCAATTGGAATAGTTACGATTTGATTTCCTGTAATTGTTCCTGTAAATTCAATCATTCTATGAGATAAAACTGCACCAGTTGACCCATCAGATACAGATAAAGTTGTAGTTTGTGCGCCACCTGCTATTGATTGTTGTGTAAATCCACCAACAATTTGTTCAAAAATTTGTAAGTTTGTATTAGTTTTAGTTCCCCACGTTCCAGCGTTTTCGCCAGTTGCCTGAAGTTCTACTCCGAGTGGTGTATATGTTGATGCCATAAATTATCTCCTATTATGCAGCGTCAGTATAACTTGTATTTGATCCAGTTGCAACATTTGTATACGAAGAATTTGACCCCGTGTCAACATCAGAATAAGCTTGAATTCCGAAGCCAGAAGCAGTGCCAAATCCAGCAACAGAAGCAGTGAAAGAAAGACCACTTAATCCTATTGCATCTGCGGGTGCTATAGATCCTACAGAAGAAGTAAATGATACTCCAGTTATTCCTAGTACAAGAGCTGATGGATCTAATGATCCAACACTAGAGGTTATGGCTTGACCACTTGGAGTTATTACAGGACTTGAATTAATACTTATTGAACCAGACGCAGAAGTTGCAGAGACTCCACTAATTCCAATAACGTCCGCAGGTAAAATAGATCCAACTGCAGAAGTTGTTACTTGACCAGTTAGTCCCATGACATCAGCAGGAGATAAAGAACCAACAGATGATGTTGAAGCAACTCCAGTAACTGAAGCAGTAGCGTCAATTGTAAATGAAACAGAACCAACTGATGACGTTGAAGAAACACCTGTAACTCCCATTACGTCTGCTGGTGTTAATGTAAATTGACCCCATGATTGTTCTTCACCCCACGTATCATCACCCCATGCAGAGCCGGCACTAACTTTTGAAGAAATTGCATCTGGTGCTGTTAGAGAAACAATTTCATCTCCTACATCTCCCCAAGTTGAGGCAGAATCATTAAATGCATCAGCTCCCCAACCAACAGTGAGAGAACTAATTCCCCAAGAATTTGCACTCCAACCTAAAGCTCCCCACGTGTCTTCACTAGGGGTATAAATTGTTCCACCCATTCCTGAGTGAAGTGTACAAAAATAATATAAAGTTGGAGCTGAAGAGGCTACAGTTATTTGAACTTGTGTTGAACTATTTACAGTTACGCCTTCAGTATATTGACTGCCTGAGCCGTGTGTTCCATCGCTTGTTGTAGAAAATCTAAAAGGGTGAGCTGAAGGATAATTAAATACATAAGTTCCACTTTCAGCTAAATAGAGAGTATCTTGTTGAACACCATCGATAACATATTTGTTACCAGAGTCGGTGCTCGCCACCGTTACCGTATATGTTCTAGTAACGGACATCCGTCGTTACTCCTATGCTAATCTTATGATCGCGTTTGTAGCGTCTGCTGTTGGGAATTGAATTGTAAAAGTTCCACTTGTTACAGTTTTATCTGCGCCAAACGCAACTGCAACACAAGCAGGATCGCCTGTTGCCGTATCGTTGTAGATCAAACAACCATTTGCTGTAAAAGTAGCACTAGAATAACTAACATCACTAAAATCACAAACTGCAGTCGTGCTTGAAGCAACAGGAGTTACACTTGTAAGTGTTGCGCCTCCAGCTGTGTAAGCTGATCCAGATGTATTAGTAATTTCGTTTGAAGTTGAGTAAGCTGTTGTACTTGCGCCTAATGTTGCATCACTTGTGTACAAAGCAATTTTAAATGTATTACCTGTTGTCGCTGTAAAATTGTGAACTCCTTTTAAAAGCTCTACTTTAAAACTTGTGCATACTGCCGATGTTATTGCCATAATAAAACTCCTTAAGGGTTTGTCGATGGTATTGTTATTCTAACAGCCCCATCAGTGTAGTCATCTCGTCTTCTTCTACCGATTTGTTCTACACCAAATTTATCTACTTCCTGTTTATATTTATTTTCATATAATGTCAACATATCTGCTGGACCTTTTAAAAAAGCATATGTTTCTGCCAAACAGCAATATAACAAGCCATTTGGGAAGTTTAGACTGATATAATTCGTTGTATTATCAGAGGCTAAAGTATCCGGCATTTTGTTATAATGCACTCTAAATTTATAAGTA